CGAAGTCGTACCCTCATAAGACAGATACCCATCCAAAGCAGTCTGAGCTGTGCGCTCCGCAGACCTACCCACAACCACAGACACCACGAAGATATGGGTCACTAGCCCACCACGCATCGCCCCGTTGTAGGTAATTGAATCCAACATAGGCCAAGCAAACGGAGCATTGATGTTGTCTGGTTGCTGGGCGTAAGCCCTCAAGCCTGGGATTGTGGCTAAGGCGTTAGAGATACCAGTTTTAATCTCTGTGACTGAATAGCTCATGCAAATATCCGCATACGACGATACGGCTCGACTAGCTGAGCCATATCAGGGTCAAGGAAGCGAGACACACGAATCGCACCCAAGTCACCGAAGCCTGCCACACCGAGCGGAGAGTCGTAGCGTTTGAAGATGCGTGAAGCCTGAATGATCGTTGCCTGTGTTACTGGCTCCGGCACAGAAGGCCAACCGAACACAGCAGTCACCTGAACCAAAGCCTGCTCACCATAGTTAGCGTTCACCGTTGGGAACAGGTAATCGCCAACAGCACGAATCTTGTCGTAACTCCAAGTCAACCCGTCAAGGTTTCCGTTCAACGGTTCAAGCTGATAATCGGAACGACTCCATGTCAAGTCAAAAGTTCCGTCAGCCTGAGTGGAACTTTTCAATGTCAACGCTGTTCCAGCGATGTCATCAATCGAGCAGTAGAACGAATCTTCTGCTTGGAAGATTCTTGCTTCAGCTGTTCCTGTTTGCCAGAAGCGACGGTTGCAATAACCATCAATCAGACGTGACGCTGCACCAACACAGTTATCAATCAGGTCGTCATCAAGGGTGTCAGCCGTTCCAATTCTGAGGGCTGCTTTGACCTGGTTTCTGGTTGCGTAACCTTGGTTAATCATGGTGTCCCGATTCTAGTTGATTGACGCAGCACCACGATACGGCACACCCTCAAGGGAATAGTTCACAAACGGGTTCAACGAATACACCTGACATGAATACACATCCCACAGGCGTTGCTTCATCGCTCGAAGGTGCATCTCATACAAACCCCAATGCGAATCACCTGGCACATACCCATCAACCCTGTCACGCCCACCCAACGAACCACAGTCAGCCCCAACAAGCACAATGAACTTCGCCCCCATGTGCGCTGCAAGGTGCATAGCCCCATGAATCCCTGAAGACCCGATAACCAACTGGTCATACTCAACAGGCCAATCTTTATCGTGCGGGTCAAAGGATGTTCCTGGTCTGCCGGTGCGAGTGCCGAAGGTGGTGATCTTGGGCATAAACCCACCGAACGATCCGTCAGTTCCGTGTTCCCTTTCAGGTGTGAATACACCAATGCACTCATCCTGCATGGCTTCATGCTTTGAATCCTCGTGGTAATGGCTGAAACAGTAGTAACCCTTCAACCCGAATACTGAGCCAACGAAGTTGACTGCGATGGTCAGCTTGTCGTCAAAGAAGTCTGGTGTCAGATAGTCAAGTGTTGCACCTGAGCCAAGAACATAGATGGTCTCGCCTTTATGTAGGTTCTCATAATCATCCATTGGGTCTTGTGTGTCTAGATGGTCAAAGTCCCGATTCAGCATGTGGTCATAATTCAGTCCCATCCCAGTTCCCTTCGTCGTGTTAAGTCCCAATGACCGGCATCGGGTAGACCTGACTGCCATCGCATCGCATGAAGCGCAGCATTGGATGAGAAGCTCTTACCGTTGCGTTCCTGTAACTCTGGTGCAGAGTTAATCGTAGATGAGTTGTCGTGGCTTATTCGAGCGTCAGAAGTCCAGAAGGGGATATTGACTCGCTTTGCCCGTTCCTCAAAATCGTTGTCCTCAAAATAGGCGGGAACATAACATTCCGAAAACAACCCAACCTTGGCAACCACCTCAGACCCAATCCATGCACAACACCAACCAGGTGTCGCCTCAGTCAATGTCACCGAATCAGGCTGACAATCCTTGTAGAAAACTTCTAATTGTCCAGGCTCAAAGTATGCGTCAGAGTTGAGGATGATCCAGCCGTCAGCGTGAGGGGTTGCTTTGATACCGAGGTTCCATGATGGGGCGACACCAAGGTTCGTTGGCATAGACCAGACGTGATAGTTCTTGACATGGCGACGGTCAATCACCCAAGGCCAATCATGCAACGTGGACTGCCCGCCATTGTCAATGACGATGAGTGTCTCCACCGGATAATCGATGGACTGTAAGCAACGGTCTAGTAGGTCATACCTGTTTAGGACGGGGACGATGATGACTGGCACCATGAGGTCAACTCCTTCATGATTGGCTTCCAATAAGCGTCAAAAACCTTGTCAGCCCGATACTGGTCAGCAAAGGCCACAGCCTCGTCGCTCACGCCTCTAGGAGCCTCGTAGGCCTCAATCAGGGCATCCACGATGGACGGTACCTGTGGGGTGCAGAACCACGACTTCTGATGCGCATCCCAGAACGGCTGAATCGCCACAGCTGACCCAACACCAACCAGTTCAGGTTGAGCGGTGTAATCCGAAACGATGACCCGTGTACCGCAAGCCTGAGCCTCGATAACAGGGATACCGAAACCCTCACCCATCGAGCAAGCCAACAGCACATCCGAAGCGGTGTACAGCGCAGCCAACGCTTGCTGAGGGAAACCAGTCCGATACGCATACGGGTCAACAATCTTGTATTGCTCAGGCTTCACACCACACGCCTCCAGCAGATGAACAAGATTGATACCACCCATCGCACCATCACGCTCCGTATGTAAATACAACAAAGCGTCAGGCCTGTCTTGAGCGAAGATAGCGAACGCCAAAATGTTCTCACCAAAAGATTTGCGTGAAGGGTTCTGACCTTTGTTCGCAGCGTTCATCATCACAACAAACCTGTCCTCATCAACTTCCATGAGTTGTCTGCCCGTGAACTCACCACGACCATTACTCAACTTCTGTGTAGGAACGAACACATCCTCAAACGCATGAGGCGCATACATCTCCAAACCAAACTTAGACATCGCAATCGGTTTCACATTCGGACGCTTACACCAATCAATCACAGCAGGAGGGCAAGGCGCATGATCGATAGGAACCCACGAAGCGATATTCGGAACCTGATCCAACGATGGTGACTTCAACACCCACACATCAAACAACGTCATCAACATCGCAGGAATATCACGATTGCCATTAGCCCAATCCATCCAATGCGCAACAAGCACATCATCCGAATATGGTGACATCCCTCTTGGGTAAAGCTTTATCCCATTCCAAATAGAAGCCATGCCCTCAATGCCATACATCGCATGGATTGCTACTTCGTGGTTTTTGGTGAGCCTTTGGACGACTTGCGCTGTTTGGGTTCCGTACCCTGTTGGGGCGAACGGGGCGTTCGAGTACCAAAGGATTCGTAACGATTCGGCAGAGGAAGGTCTGCTTGCTCTGGCAAATTGGCTACTCCCCACCGGAGCAATATCTCTGCTTCCAGGTCTGGTAACTCGACCGGAGTGTTTTTGATTATTACGAGCATTTCCCACCATTCTCTCCTTCGCAGGTCGCAGGGTATAAAAAGAAATGAGGGTAGGTCGCCCTGCGTGTTCGACCTACCCTCAAACTTACACCGATATTGCTATCGGTTGCACTACCTCAACTTATGGTTGGAGGAGGTGCTTGATGTGTGATGTCTGTGGCAAATCGCCGTCGACACGGAATGTCGCACGGAACGTGACGAGACCAGCATTGAATGCGAAGTCATCGGAACGATCCAAACGAAGACCGCCCACCGTGCGCACGAAGTACGAAGGTAGGTGACCGAAGATGACCGACTTGGTGCCAGTTGCTACGTCAACCATGTTTGGGTTTTCGTAGATTGGCTTACCGAGCAACATGTCACGTGCGTCTGCTGAGAGACTTGGCTGGAAAACGAAGTTCCCGGCGGTGTCCTTCAGCTTGCGAACTTGACCGATTGACTTGCCGTTCATCATGAAGCCACAACCTGGGAGGAGTCTTGCGGCTCCGTCAAGGCTGTAGACCAAATCGATGAGGTTGTCTGCGGTGAATGCAGTTGCGGTGCCTGCGGTACCACCAACGGACGATGCCGTGACGATTCCGTTTGCGGTGTCCGTACCTGAACCAACAGTCAATGCTGAACCAACTGCGAATCCGAGTGCGTTACCAACCTGGTCACCCAAGAATGACAACATGTCAACGCCAGAGTCTTCAAGCAGTTCGGTTGAAACCTGCGTG